GCGAGTGGGATTGGAAGGTTGGCCGAAGCGTTAGCTGAAGGTATGGCTTTTCCACCCCGTTGATTAGCCATATCGGAGGTTGTTATGCTTACATCGGATTACATAAAGACGCGGTTTAACTACCATGAAGGTAGGCTGTATTGGCGTTATGACAAAAACCGCTCACCACAATGGAACGGAAAACATTGTGGCAAAGTTGCTGGTACTTGTAGATTTGACGGCCGCAGAGTTATTCGTATAGATGGAAAGCTTTATCTCGCGTACCGACTAATCTGGCTCTACTTTAACGAGGAACTTCCCGAAGAGATAGATCATATAAATCGTGATGCAACAGATGATAATATTGAAAATTTACGTGCAGCTGATAGGCATATAAATAACTGGAACACTGATGCCTCAGGCGTTGTAGAGGTTGACGGAAGATATACAGCCAGAATAATGCACAAAGGGGTTGTGGAGGGTTTAGGTTCTTATGGAACATATACCGAAGCTAGAAACGCTTATGTAGATAGACGCGCTGAATTGCGTGGAGAATATTGTGGCTGATATATTTTTACTTGGAGAGGCTTGGGGAGAAGCAGAAGAACGGGAGGGAAAACCTTTTGTTGGAACTTCTGGTTACATATTGAATGGAATGTTGCAACACGCAGGTATAGCCCGAAAAGATTGCCATGTCAGTAATGTTTTCAATTTAAGACCGCAGCCGAAGAACGACGTGGTTAACCTGTGCGGATCGAAGGCCGAAGGCATCCCCGGTCTGCCCACCCTCACGAAGGGCAAGTACGTACGAAAGGAGTTCCAAGGTGAACTTGAAAGACTTTATCGCGAACTTGAGGAAGTCCGACCGAACGTGGTCGTCGCTCTTGGTGCTACTGCGGCTTGGGCTTTACTTGGCACCAGTGGTATTCGTAATATCCGGGGTGCTCCTGCTCTTGGGCGTGGTGGGATTAAAGTGGTTCCTACTTATCACCCTGCCGCTGTTGCTCGCGATTGGACTTTACGGCCTATTGTTGTCTCGGATTTGGACAAGGCGCTCCGCCAATCCACCTTCCCCGAACTACGACGACCACAGAGATTTATTCATATAGAACCCACGCTCAACGACCTCACCGAGTTCGAGTACAAATACATCCGCCCGTCGAAGGATCTGTCCGTTGATATTGAAACTCAACAAGACCAAATTACTTGCATCGGTTTCGCGCCGAGCACTGACCGTTGCCTCGTCGTACCATTCTACAACCCCGCGCAGAGCGACGGCAACTATTGGCGCAGCCACGCTGATGAAATGAAAGCCTGGGCTTGGGTCAGGCGTATGTGCGGGCTGCGAAAATCGTACACCTTCCAGAATGGCCTCTATGATATGCACTTCTTGTGGAAGCAATATGGAATAACAGTCCCATTTGCGGATGATGACTCAATGTTGCTTCATCATGCTTTGCAACCGGAGATGGAAAAGGGTTTAGGATTTCTAGGCTCAATTTATACAGCGGAACCAAGCTGGAAGTTTATGCGCACGAAACACGAAACTCTCAAAAAGGAAGATTAATATGCGACTCATTCCTTTAACCAAAAATCAAGTCGCAAAAGTAGATGATGAAGATTATGAGTGGCTTATGCAGTACAAATGGAATGTCTGCAAAGCAGCAAATGGTTTATACTACGCACGGCGATATGATTACGTAGGAGGTAAACGAACCCTTTGGTTAATGGCAAGAAAGATATTGAAGGTAACTGACCCAAAAATATTAGTGGATCATAAAGATCGTGATCCTCTTAATAATCAAAAATACAATTTAGAGTTAAGTGATAAAAGTAAAAATGCTATTAACTCAGATCGCGTCGATCGAGCTACTGGAGTGTATTATGAGAAAGCACGAGGTTGTTGGAAAGCTTTTGGACTACGGCCAAGATTGTATCTTGGTAGTTTTCAAACAAGAGAACTTGCGTTAGTAGTAGCAAACAAATATAAGGAACATAACCAGTGATCTACTTAGCGAGCCCCTACTCCCACCCCGATCCGCTCATCATGCGGACTCGGTTCCTCATCGCCGAGCAGTTCGTTGTTCACATTTTGAAGAAGGACAACCTCATCATCTTTTCCCCGATCGTCTACTGCCACAAGCTCGCCGTCGACAACGCCCTCCCCACCGACGCTAACTTCTACATGGTGTTTAACATGAACATGCTCCGCCGCAGCGAGGCCATGTTCCGCCTCGAGCTAAAAGGTTGGGAGGAGTCGAAGGGCGTCGAGGTCGAGTCCAACATTGCGAAGATGCTCAGCATTCCAATCGTCCGGTTCGATGCGGACTTCGTTAATCTTACCGAGCAGTCAATTCAATGAGGGTCATCGATACCAGTACGCTCGACCCGCGCAAGGCATTATCTCGTAATGACAGCGATTGGGTCTACAACGGCCTCGATTGCTGTGTTACGCTGGAGATACGCGATAACCTTAAATCGCACTTGGACAACACAACCGCCGCGACGTATGCCTTCTCACGCGAGCTGCAAGCCCCGATCCTCGAAATGTCCACCCGAGGCCTCCTCGTCAACCAGCGTCAACGCGCTATCGTCCTCGCCAAGTTCAAGAAGCAGATCGCGCAGCTGTCCGATCAGCTCACCGCCATCGTCCGCGACGGCATCGGAGCGCCGGTCGAAAATAAGCTGGTCGCCGGGAAGATGAAAATGTGGTGGCGCTCGCCAGCGCAGTTGAAAACAATTCTCTACGATGTAATGGGCCTGCCCGTCCAACGCAAGCGCAACACGCAAGGCCTCATGGCCCCCTCAACCAATAGAGAAGCATTGGAGAAACTCAGTGTCTACTTCATCGCCGAGCCCGTCACCGCACATCTACTTGCGCTCCGAGATCTCGATAAGAAACGTAGCTGGCTAGAAACGGAAATTGATAGTGATGGTCGAATGCGATGCAACTTCAATATCGCAGGGACCAACACCGGACGACTTGCCTCTTCTCTGTCGGACTTTGGAACCGGAGGAAATCTGCAAAATATCGATCGAGATTTACGTTCCGTATTCATCTCCGACCCAGGAATGAAGTTCGCCAACCTTGACCTCGAGCAGGCGGACTCCCGTAACCTTGGCGCCCTCTGTTGGGAAAGGTTCCTCAATGACAAAGGCGAAGCCTTTGCCGGAGCGTATCTTGATCTCTGCGAGTCCGGCGACCTGCATACTCAAGTGTCCAGGATGGCGCGACCAATACTTCCGTGGACTGATGACCCTCGCGCTAACCGAGCGATTGCGGACCAAATATATTATCGCAACTATTCCTATCGTGATCTGGATAAACGGCTTGGACATGGCAGCAATTATCTCGGTTCCCCCCGAACAATGGCCAAGCACGCAAAGGTCCCTGTCGGGGAGGTCGAAACTTTCCAACGGAACTACTTTACGAACCTGCCATGTATCCCTGCATATCATCAGTACGTTCGAGATGAGATCAAAGAATATGCCTCACTTACGACGCTCTTCAACCGACGTAGGTTCTTCTTCGGCCGTGCTGCTGACGATGCGACGATCAGAGAAGCGGTAGCATTCTGCCCCCAGTCCATGACCGCCGACGAGATCAACAAAGGTATGCTCGATCTGTGGCGTGCTAACCGCGTACAGCTACTGTGCCAAGTTCATGACAGTTTGCTTTTCCAATATCCCGAAGAACTCGAAAATGAAATCATCCCTTGGGCTTTGAAAATCCTCCGCATTCCTCTGATATTGAAAAATGACCGTGAGTTCGTTGTGCCCACGGAGGCTAAGGTAGGTTGGAACTGGGGTGACTTCAGCCCCACCAACGCCGACGGCCTCATCAAATGGAAGGGCGGCGACGACCGCAAGCGCACGAACTTGAACTGGAAACTTAGCATTCGAGGAATGTAATGGCCCGCAAGCTCCCATCATGGGTTGACGGGTTCAGCGCGTTTACGGAAAAGACAGGTTCTCCTAACCTATTCCGCCGCTGGACCGGCATCTTCACCGTCGCTGCGGCGATGGAAAGGAAGGTGCAAGTTATCACGAACAAGGGAGCGCTCTATCCGAACCTGTACGTGGTCCTCGTCGGCCCGGCTGGTTCTGGCAAGACCGTATCCACGTCCGCCGCGTATGACCTTATGCTAAAGTTAGACGAGCATCACCTTGCGCCCACGTCCGTAACGAAGGCCTCAATGATGGACGTGCTTAAAGAGTCCGAACGGAAGATCGTCCGCCCACAGGACAACCCGCCCGTCATCACATTCCACTCCGTCACGATTATGTCGAACGAGTTAGGTGTCCTGATCCCCGCCTACGAGAATGATTTCATCAACGTGCTTACCGACCTGTACGATAACAAACGCTACTCCGAGCGCCGCCGCACGAACAAGATCGAGATCGAATTGAACGCCCCGCAGTTCAACATACTCGCGGCCACAACTCCATCCTATCTTAACAACCTGATGCCCGAGGGCGCTTGGGATCAGGGCTTCATTTCCCGCACCATGCTAATATACTCTGGCAAGGGCGAACCCGTTGACCTCTTCGACGAGACCCCTACGGACGCGAAGCTGCAAGCGGCGCTCACCGCTGACCTTACTGAAATCGGCGATATGTACGGGAAGATGAAATTCACGGACGAGGCTGTCGAAGCCTTCCGCGCATGGATGAAGGGGAAAGAAGAGCCGGTGCCGGAGCACCCGAAACTCCAGCATTACAATTCACGACGCCAGGCGCATTTGTTAAAGCTGTGTATGATCGCCTCGGCGTCGCAGACTTCCTCCTGTATTGTTACCCTCGACCACTACGCCGAGGCCCTTGACTGGCTCGTCGAGGCCGAGTCCTTCATGCCCGACATCTTCAAGTCCATGTCTATGGGTTCATCGAATAGAGTGATGGACGAGACGTGGTACTACGCCTACCAGCGGTACATGAAAGATAAGAAGCCAATCCCCGAACCGCTCTTAATTGAGTACATCTCCCAACGCGCCCCCGTTCACGAGGTCACGCGCATACTCGAGGTCATGACGAAGAGTGGGATTTTCAAAACGTCCGTAGTCTCGGGCGCAGGCGTATGCTACACGCCCGCCCCAAGACGTCAGGGGTAGATCACCGAGCGCGTGATCCACAGCGGATGGCAGCGGCTATATATCTCCGCTTTTAAATTCGGCAAATCTTCAACACGCAAATCTTGCACGAGCATAGGCTGAGTGAACTGCGTTCCAAGTGGCCGGTGTACAGTTCCGTAAGGAGTAACTGAGATCGGCAATTGTCGAAGGCCAATTCCCAAATCGCCGACATACCAGGCATAGCCTTGTGGATCGCAGTTTCTGTACTTGGTAAACTGGAGTTGCAGTCTCAGTCCGGTTAGTTCCCGTTCCACGTTGATAATTTTGAACTTGGAATATACGGGAAAATAGGCCGTTTCAACTAGCGGCCCGGCGCTAAACACTACCATGATCAGGGCCATGAGAAACAGCATCGACAAAAACCAGTTAAGAACTTTCATGGCGTGGCCATCCCTCCGTTAACCATAAACACGATGAAAGCC